ATAGTCGTTTTGTGGTCGTTAGAAATACATACCCCGAGCTGCGAACCACCACTATTAAGACTTGGCAGGAATTATTTCCTGAGTCCACCTGGGGAGGCATGAGATGGCAGCCGCCGATTGCGCACCATTTGAAGCTGCCCAGTCGCGGCGATGCAGCTGGGATTGACTGCGAGGTTATATTCTTGGCCCTGGATACACCGCAATCGGTGCGAAAACTGTTGTCGCTCGAGATAACGGGCGCCTGGTGCAATGAAGCCAGAGAGCTGCCGAAAGCTGTGATTGATGGTTTGACGCACCGCGTGGGTCGATATCCGACTAAAGCTGATGGCGGGCCTACCTGGTACGGGATTTGGATGGACACCAACCCGCCGGACTCTGACCATTGGTGGCATGATGTATCTGAGAAAAACCCGATTAAGGGCAAATGGGGCTGGTCGTTTCACCGGCAACCTGGTGGCGTTATCCAGGCATTGCCGGAAGATGTGCCGGAAAACCCCGAGGCAAATGACTTTGTGCATGGTGCGGGCCGGTGGTGGCGAATAAATCCCCAGGCAGAAAACCGCAGCAATCTGCCGCCAGGATATTATCCCCAGCTGATTGGGGGTAAAAACCTGGATTGGATCAGATGTTATGCAGAGGGCAAGTTTACATTTGTCCAGGAAGGCCGGCCCGTCTGGCCAGAGTATGATGATGAGATGATGAGCGGCGATGTCGAGCTTGACCCGTATTACCCCGTGCAGATTGGCGTTGACTTTGGTTTGACGCCGGCAGCGATATTCGGGCAGCGTACCCAGGCCGGTGGCTGGCGAGTCCTCGATGAGCTGGTTACGTTTGACATGGGCCTCGAGCGTTTCGGCCAGGAGCTGCTGGCCAGGATTGCAGAGCGTTACAGTAAACAGGATATACTGATATGGGGCGACCCCGCCGGTAACAAGCGCGACGAGATCTATGAGGTTACAGCGTTTGACCATTTACGCAGCCTGGGTTTCAAGGCGCAGCCAACTGATAGCAATGCTTTCCAGGTGCGCCGAGAAGCTGGGGCAGCGCCTATGTCCAGGCTCATCAGCGGAAAACCTGGGTTGATTGTGGATAAAAAGTGTTTGCGATTGCGCAAGGCTCTGTCCGGCGGATACTTTTTTAAGCGGCAAAGCCTGGGCGCCGGCCAGGAACGGTTTCGAGATACGCCAGTAAAGAACGAACACTCGCATTGCGGGGATGCGTTTGGCTATCTAATGCTAGGCGGCGGCGAGCAGCGCCGGCTGCGTCGGGGACACTATTCACCACCTGGCGCCGGCGTTTACCAGGCAAACATGGACTTTGATATACTATGACTTTTATTTCACACCCAAGCGGCAGACTGCTGCACCAGCTGTTGCCGTATCGTAAATCGCATTTAATTGCCATGGAGCTGGGTCCATACGAAGAACAGCACTACATGCGTAATTTTGATGATTATATTAGCTATGTGGATAATTCGCTGTTTGAGGAATTTACATATACACTCATGGCCAGAGGCAAGCCGATATGTATTTTCGGGCTGCGTCCATACTGGCAAGGTGTCGGTGAGGTTTGGCTGCTGCCAAGCAAATATATCGACCAACATCCGATAGCTGTAGTTAAAGAGTGCCGAGGCTTTTTAGAGGAAATGATCTACGAATATGGGATAGTGCGCCTTCAGATCGCCGTTTGTGTCGCGAATGTCACCGCATACAAATTTGCAAAAGCATTGTACTTTAAAGAGGAGAGTCTAATGGCGAAGTTTGGGCCAGAGGGCGAGGATTATCACATGATGGTAAGGTTCAGCGATGGGTAGTGTATTTAAGCCGATTGGCAAAGTTGTAAAAGGTGTTGGAAAAGCTCTGGGGTTAGTGCCTGATGCGCCGCCTCCGGTTGAAACGCCTGACATGTCCGAAGCTATGAAGCGTCAGGAAAAACGAGCTAAAGAAGCTCAAGACGCTAAAATGAAATCTCTAATGGCTCGAAAGCGGGCGAGACGCTCGGGGGGCATGCGACTATTGATGTCGGAGAAAAAACAAGAAGAAGCTGGCCTCAAAAGCAAAATGGGCGGCGGCAGCTAAAGGAGATTATTATGGGCGGAATGTTCAAACCGATTACTCGAGCGGCGCTTTTTCAAAAAGCATTTAAGGCGATCGGTGGTAGTGATGCGGGATCAGCAGCTCCAGCTGAGTCTGCATCTGCTAAAGAAGAAGCCCCAGCTGCTGACAAAAAGACTACAGCAAAGACAGGCCGCAGACGAGCCAGGAGAACTGGCAATACGCGACTCTTAATGAACTCAAACGAATCTGAGGGTTCCAATAAAAAAACTAAAATGGGAGGCGGGTCGTGACAAAAATTAAAGAAGATGATCGCGTACATCATAAAAACCGTCCTGACCCGAAACGGTCCAGAAATGACGACGGAACGCTAAAAGGTGATGACCCAGCGACTCCAGATGTGAATGAAGCATGGGAAGGCGGCAAAGCGCCGAAAAAAAAGAATGACGCTAAAAAAGCATCAAAACCCAAAGGGCGGTCTTAACCAGGCTGGTCGGGATCATTTCAAGCGCAAAGAAGGCGCCAACCTCAAACCGCCTGTGAAAAGCGGTGATAACCCGCGCCGAGCCTCTTTCCTCGCTCGGATGGCGGGAAACCCTGGGCCGGAGCGTGACTCCCAAGGGCGCCCCACCAGGCTCCTATTATCGCTTCGTGCCTGGGGTGCCTCGTCAAAGGCAGACGCCAGGTCAAAATCAAGCAACATCAGCAAGAGGCTAAAAAATGCCAAGGCTTAAAGTAACTGAATTAATGGAACGTGAGGCCAAGGCTCAAGCTAGAAAAGATGAGTGGCGGTCTATTTACGAGGATTGCTACGAGTTTGCTTTGCCTCAACGCAATCTATACAGCGGGTATTACGAGGGTAGGGTTGCCGGCAAAGGCAAGATGGCTCGCGTGTTTGACTCAACAGCTATTCACGCTACCCAGCGTTTTGCGAACAGGCTCCAGGCGGGATTGTTTCCTCCCTATAAACAATGGTGTCGTCTGGAGCCTGGCAGTGCAATTCCCGAAGAGGATCAGGACGCTGCCCAGGATGCCCTAGACAAATACAACGTCAGAATGTTTGACACATTGCGCCAGACTAATTTCGACCTGGCTATGGGCGAGTTTCTTATGGATCTGGCTGTCGGCACAGCTGTGATGATGATTACGCCTGGCGACGAAACTACTCCGGTTAGATTTAATTCTATACCGCAATACCTGGTGGCTATCGAGGAAGGCCCATATGGCAGAATAGACAACGTATACCGCAAGCTGCGGGTCAAGGCGGAGTCTATTCCGGTTGAGTTTCGCGATGTGCAAATGACTGTGGAGCTGCAAGATGCGATTGCCAGGACACCAGAAAAAGAACTCGAATTATGTGACGCTGTTATCCTGGATCAAGAAACTGGCCGGTATCACTACCATGTTATTTGGCCAGCAAAAAAACAGGAGCTTGTTTACCGTGAGATGCGGTCATCGCCATTTATTGTTGCCAGGTACACTAAGGTCGCCGGCGAGGTATATGGACGCGGGCCGCTGGTTACAGCGATCAGTGATATTAAAACGCTAAACAAAACACTCGAGCTGCTGTTGAAAAATGCCAGCCTGGCTATTGCCGGCGTTTATACAGCTGCAGATGACGGGGTGTTAAACCCGCAAAACGTCAAGATACAACCAGGCAGCATCATATCGGTTGCCAGGAATGGTGGCGCCCAGGGACCGTCGTTGACTCCATTACCAAAAGCGGGTGACTTTAATGTGAGTCAGATTGTGATTAATGATCTGCGCATGAACATCAAAAAGATTATGATGGATGATACATTGCCGCCGGATAACATGAGTGCCAGGTCTGCTACGGAAATAGCAGAACGCACCCGTGAGCTGGCTACTAATTTGGGCAGTGCTTTCGGCAGAATGATTACAGAAATCCTGGTGCCGATCGTAAGCCGGACGCTGTATGTCCTGGATCAACAGGGCCTGATTGATTTGCCATTGCGAGTTAATGGGATTGAAATCAAGGTGACACCGGTGTCTCCGCTCGCCCAGGCGCAAAAGCTGCAAGAGATTAACGATGTAATCCAGTATATGCAGATTGCCAACAGCATGGGGCCGCAAGGTCAGGCAACTGTTGCTGTGCCAAGAGTGCTGAAGTTTATTGCAGAACGCCTCGGCATCAGCCAGGATCTGTTGGCAACGCCACAAGAGCAGCAAATGATGATGCAGCAATTACAGCAAA